TTATAACAAAGCTCTATAATCCGCAAAACGAAATGTACCAATTTTCAAAACGAAATGTACATTTTTTGAGCGGAGGTTGAACGGGGCAAAGGTAACAAAAAAACACGAATACGCATACAGCATATTCGTGTTTTTTTGTTATATAGGGTAGTTGGCGGTTAGCACTTCTATGCGTTTCCTTCCCGTGCTATTGCTACTTCCTAAGTGTAAACGAACTTCTTTCTGATACCAACCACATCGCTGTACGTATTGGGTAAGTTCTGGGTTATGGTATGAACTAAGAAGAAACTTGCCTTTGACAGTAGCTAAGGTAGCTAATAACTCATTAAAGTGTTTTTGCTCATAGCCTCCGTAGTGTCCTTGGTTAGCTCCAATATAGGGTGGGTCTACGTAATGGAAAGTAGTTGGGGTGTCGTGGCGAGTGATGACTTCGGTAGCATCGTTGTTGTCGATTTGTACGCCTTGCAGGCGCGCTGAGTAGGTGTCGGTGAAGTGGGTGATTTTGTTGTTAAGAGCTGACACGTTCTTGCTGTTGGTGGTGATACGACAGTTGCCTACTTGGTTAGAGTAACCGCAGTTAGTGGCGTACCAAAACGCCCACGCTCGTTGCACTTCGGTAAAAGCAAAAGGAGCGTGGTAGATTACCAATGCAGATTTGTAGGCTTCTCGACTGACTACTGACTGCTCTATAAGGGTTTTAAGCTCTGCAAAGCGGGTTTGCAAGACTTTATAGAACGTATATACATTAGCATTGAAGTCGTTGATAATTTCGGTTTTGACGGGTGGCTTTGCCCAAAAGACTGCCCCGCCACCGAAAAAGGCTTCGGTATAGACGGTGTGCTGTGGAATAAGTGGTAGTATGTGGGGTAACATTGTTTGTTTTCCACCATAATAAGATATGGGAGTACGTTGCCAAGTATTGGATATTGATTTCATTACTTGTGTTTTTAGTGTTTGTATATCATTAAATCTTCGTAGGTACTTGAGTAATTGACACTCGTACTGACGGTCACTCGTGTGGTGTCGTTGAACGGACTGGGGAGGTCATATTCGTTGGCAAGAAAATCGAAGAGGTCGAGGAGTTGTCCTTTGTTGCTTCCGAAGTAGATGTAGCGAGGCATTGCGTTGAGGGCTTTGACGATATGTAGGTAGTCTTTTAGTTTCCAATTTTGAGCACCTCTGTAGGAACTTATGTTGGTGGAAAGATAGGGCGGATCGAGGATAAAGATAGTATTTGGGGTGTCTTCAAATTCGGTTATAAGGTTGCGATAGTCGGTTTGACGGCGTTCTACACTTGTAAGATAACCATCGGCATTGTAGGGTGTTTGGGTGATTTTAGCGTAAAAACCGTCTTTAGCAAGGGCTTCTAATGTGGTGGCATACTTGCCGCTGAAAAGGAGATTAGCAGAAAGGGTAATATAATCTAAGGCTTCGGGCGGGTATTGGCGGAGGACTTCTAATATCACGGGCTTGAGTTCGTTAATACGTGTGCCTTTGGGGTAATTTGCAACAATTGGACGCAATTTGGCGATGATTTCGTTGGTAATGGGTATGAGTGCCAATCGGTGAGCAAAGTTGTCATAATCGTTCCATATTACGCGAGTGTTGGGGTGTGTGGTTTTGACAGTGTGTGAAAGAAGTCCTGAACCACCAAATAGGTCGATGTAGGTGGCATTGGAGGGAAAATGGAAAAGGGCTTCTTTGAAGTGTTTGACAAACTTTCTTTTTTGTCCTTGAAAGGGTAATGGGGAGGTGTTATAGTTTTTCATTTTATTATTAAAATTGCTAATTCAGAAAATAGTTGTACTTTTGCAGCTCTCACGCTAAATAAACAAATAACCCGAAAACCCACAGAAGACTTATTGTCCTCCGTAGGGCTTTCGGGTTCGTGTTTTAAATTTAGCGTGAGAAACTATTTAAAAGCGGAGGACATTTTTATACTGCTGTCCTCCTTTTTAGCAGTTTAAACTTCATTTAAAAGCTGTTTAAATCTTCCACCGAAATGGCTTATATCTCCAATATACATAAACTAAGACTACGAGCAATAACAACCAAAGAATATACCTTAATGGTGTACTTTGGGAGTGCTTTCGTATTTGCCCAGCTTGCTGTATTTCGTGCTTTCGAACTTCAGTTTGAGCACTTGCGTAGGATTGCTTATAAAGAGTAGTATCAGCTTGCTGTAAGCTCTTAGAATGGGCTCTGATAGCTTTAATCTTTACCTTGCCATTGCGTACCCTTATAGTTTCACTATTGCCATCGCGAGTGCGGGTATAGGTGAGTTCTTTAGCATTGCCGAGGCTGTCTTTGTCGTTTTCGAGTTCAATCTCGAAAGACGTGGCGGACAGGTCAGACCATTCAGACTTGTGAGACTGCTGAACAAAGAACTGGGAGCTATCTTTATTGGTGATAAAGTGCTCTTTCTGGACTTGCCTTTGTGTGTAGGTTTCTACTTTTTTGGTTCTGCAACCTATGAGAGCAAGAAACGCTAATAGTAATGTAAGTAACTTTCTCATTTGCTAATTGATTTATACTCGTTTTTTGCATCGAAACAAGGACAGGCTTTGGCGACACCTGGGAAGTCTCGGTGTCCTAAAATCTCAGCGTTGGGGTATAGAGCTTTGAGCTCTTTGAGGAGCTTCTTTAAGGCTTCCTTCTGTGCAGGAGTTCGTGTATCTTTAGGCTGTAGTGTGTTTTTGTCAATACCTCCTATATAGCAGATACCAATACTATCCTTATTGTGGTTAGTAACGTGGGCAGGTATCTTATTGACGTCTCTGCCGAGTTCTACGGTGCCGTCTAAGCGGACAATGTAATTGTAGCCTATCTCATTAAAGCCTCGTTGTTTGTGCCAAAGGTCAATGTCTTTGGCGGTGTGGTCTCTGCCCTCTGGTGTAGCGGAGCAGTGAACTACGAGGTAGCGGATGTTGCGTATGCTTTTTTTCATTTGGTTCTTGGTTCTATTTAAGATTTATGATTTCAATATATACTTTATTTTTACAAGCGTATAGATATATCCTACTTCCTGTTTTCCCATTACATTTAGTATCTTCTGTAAGATAAACAAGTTCTACTACTCCCCTTATACTCTGTAAGGAAATCTCTCCTTCATCAAAAGTTTTGAAGTATTGTAAACAAGCAAAAGTATTTTTCAAAGGATCTAAATCAATGAAGCAAGAAGATTCAATATACAACATTCTTCCAAAGTTACCATATTCAGAAGCAGAAATTCCAGTAGTCCCTGAATCAGGAGGAAGGTACTCAAGTGCAATATATCCTAACCTTTTAGTATCAGAATACCAAGCTAATGGCTCCCATTTACCTTCATCTGGAAATTTATTATTTTCATCAGAAGCCCTCACTAAAAGATGGTCATTTTCATATTCAGAATTATTAACAGTTCGTTTACAAAACTCTAAAGATGTAATATTTCCACCTCCTCTAAAACTTAGTAAAATACCTTGACCTCCATAGAAATTATATGAACCCGATTGTCTTCCTCCTTTATTTTCATTAGAAATTTCAATTTCTCCAATATTACTTTTCCAAAAATTTTCTTCAGAAGGAATAGATGGCTTCTCCTTTATCTCACTCCATTTATGTGTGTGATTCTTGTCAGCTTTATCATCAATCTGTTTTTTTAAGTCTTGTGCTGTACCTGTGAAGTTACCTTTGGGTAATAGCTCTGAAGTGTCAGTGGGTTGCAAAGTGTCTAACTTCTTTTTGTACTCACTGGTAAAGTTATTATCCGACAAGCCTTTTCCGTCCTCTTTGTCTACTTTTTTATCGAATAAGGCTTTGTGAGCATTGCTGTCGTTTAGGTGATTATTCAATTGCTCAGCTGAAGCTGTACCTTCTACGAGTTTATCCAACCCCTCTACGCTTGCCATTGGTATTTTCTCGCTCTTATGCCAAAAACTATCTAACCACGCCCAAAATTGCTCTTGAGTTGGTTTTTTAAGATTAGAAAACCATTGTTTTAAAGTTTCTATTGTTGTCATAATATCTTGTTTTCTTAAAATCCTACATACTCAATAAACTGTACTACTCGGTATGGGGGCATATTGTTGTGGGGCTGGTCGCCACCCGTATTGGATGTATAGGTCTCAGGCATTCTATTAAGATTGAGCATCCATCCTCCACTACCTTCATTTTCTTCGGCACCATCACCATGTACACCTACTACAAGGTTAGAGTACTTATATCTGTGATTATGTATAGGTAGTTCAGATTCAATCAGTTTGTGCGAACGTTCGCCTCCATATTTTAATAGACCATTTAATTGATAGTCTTGCGAGTCTTCGGGTTTCTTCACATAATCGGGGTCAAGACCTATAGGCATTTTACCGCGCAAGTTTACGTACTCACGCCAACCTGCAGGTATTTCGCTGGCAGGTCTACCCCATAAAGCAATAAGTCCAATAGGCACAGCTTGTTTTTGTAGCTTAAGCCTTGCTACCTCCTCCTTTAAATCTTCCAATGTTTTTTTTTCAGCTTTTCTATCTTCTAATTCTTGTAGGTTATTTACTCTTTTAAAGTCCCCCCAATTAAAAGTTTTCTCAGGTACTGATCGACCAAAAGCAACAGTGCGGATAGTCTCTAAGGGACGGAGGAAGCCGTCTTCAAAGGTTACCTCATTGGTTACTTCCTTAATAAATATAGTATCACTCTTGGCTCCCCCCTCAAAGGGTAGCAGTTCTCCGTTTATGAAGACTGTACCTGTTGATATAGTATTACCTGTCTGCTCACATCCCGATATAATAGAAAGGTTACCGGCAAGGTGCCCGAAGTGGTTAAATAGACTATAAGCACTCTGCATAAAGGCAAGGAAGTTCACATCAAAAGGATAACCCGCCTCGTGTGTTAGGTTTAATTTATTCATTTTATTTAATTCTTATTGTCCATCTTTTACCAGCGAGTTTATAGAAGTTTACGAGGGCTTCGAGCTTGTAGAAGTCGTATTCTAAATCTCGTGGGAGTACTACTACGAAGTCCACGCCTCCATCAATATAACTACCTCGTTGGTATAGGAATATTTTGCCTAAGTACAGTGGTTTGTTAGAACTGCGGGGGTAGATATAGAGGCGTGCATTCTGTTTGCCGTCCTCAATACTAATATTTCTTTGCACCTTGTCAAACTCATCATTAAGAGCTTTACGAAGATAACATACTTGGCTGTTGTGTGCGAGGTTGTACAAGTCGGATTCGCGGGCTTGTTGAAATTCGTACAGCATTTTATGCAAGGGTATTGCCAACGCACGTAACCACGCTACCACCTTCGGCTTGCGCAGGAAGGTAGGTGTTAGCAGTACAACCAGTTTGTCTATATTTAAATTATACATTGCTAACGTAGGTTATATCGTTAAAGTTATCAATGGTAAAGTAGCCTGCAGTGGGTATTTTGCTTATCTCTATTGTTTCAAAGGCTCCGTAGCCTCCACCGCTCGTGATGTTTTTGCTTTGGGCGAGAACTAAGTGCGGTATCTTTACTCCTTCGGCTTGTTGGAGCGCATCAATAAGGTGTGCTAATACGAGTTCACCGTTAAAGGGTAAGCGTTTGAGGTAGCTTATTATAGTCTCTTCTACTGGTTTGGTTGCTTTGGTAATACTTTGTCCATTACTATCAAGCACCAAAGGGTCATAGATGATTTTCATTTGCAGATGCAGTATATCTGGCTGATAATTTACTACCGAGAGGCGTACGCCGGCATCTTTTATCTCTTGTAAATAGGCTTCAAAACTCTGCCGTTGGGCATCGGTAATAGGTTGCAAGGTGTCGCCTTGTTCACCTGCTATTTTTACTATCAAACGCCCCTCATTTTTGCTTTCCACCACCGCTGAGTATTTTATAATCTTACTCGCCTCGATCTGCTCCTCTGTTAACCATTGATTATTGTATTTATCACTGTCGAAAGATAGCCCAAAACCATACTGAAAGGCAAGAGCTTTACTTCTATACCAGCGTGCTGTGTGAGGTTTGAGTTCGGTAAGACGTTTATCAATATCTGTCCTATGTAAATCGAAAAGCTTCTCCAAACTCCATATAGCCACCGAGATAATATATACCCACAATCTCCACATAGCTACTTTGGAGGTACTGTTAAGGTTTTCCAATGCGGGTTCTTGCGCCTTCTGGGCGTAAATGAGTTGCTGAATATCTTGAATACTTCTTGCCATAATTTATTGTGGTAGAAAATTATACTCTTTTGTTACTATAAAATCTAAGTTAATAGCCCAAATACTAATACCTTCTTGTCGTTCAAACACTTGCTCGTCTTCCTTGCTGAAGGCTGTGGCGGGCTGTAAGTGCTTAGCGGTGTAGTAGGCTAATATATCTTTGTTAGTGAATGCTTCAGAGGGTAGAGCTAATATTTTGCCTACCTGCGCATCATCGGTGATGTTAAGAGCGTTGGCTTCGGCTAATTCAAAGACGCTTTCTATTGTGCCCGTGTGTTGCAGGGCGAGGTCAAGGAGGCTTTGATTATGTAGGACTGTTATCTCCATTATCTTGGTTGTTTAATTGCCCGTGAGGCTCTTCTTCTAACTCAAAGGTCTTATAGAACTTCTTATTGATTATCTTGAGCAGTACTTTAGCAAAGCGAAAGCCTAAGCTTTCTAAGTTCTCTAAGAGGCTCACTACTAATTGCCATATAATGGCGATGAGCATTACCCAATAGAGCCAGTGAAAGGGGTCGAACTCAAAACCTCCAAGACTTGGAAACTCTACATTAGCCGAGAAGGTATGCAGTATATAGATAGGCACAAGATAGGTAGCTATTTTTAAGAGCATACGTCCAAATTTGCGACTCTCGTGCTTTTCGCCTCGCTTGCGGGAGGCTTGTACCCCCGTTATCCATTCAAAAATGAGCAATACCACATAAGCGGTAAGGAATAGGTGGTTGAAACCAAAGAGAAAATGCACAGTGGCAAACAAAAAGGAGAGTATAACGTCCATCTTGATAAAAAGAGCTGAAAAGGTGTGACCAAAGGAAGAGTGTAGGAAGTCTTTGCTATCCCTAAATCCAAATCCTTGTAAAATGTAATTGAGTTTTGTCATATTGTTATTTTGTTTTTTAGCTAATTGTGCCTTTTCCTGCACTTGTAGTTGCTCCCATTTGGGCGGTGGCTGTACCTGCTGTGCTTACGGGTATACCCGCGCCTACTGTTACCTCTCCACTCTTGACGAATGCATCAATAAGGCTTGCCAAGCGTTCGGCATACTCTTCCATTGAGGCATCTGTTTTAGTGAGCATATCTTGTTGCAGGCGGATAATGCCTTGTTTGAGTTGTTCTTTGTTTAGAGCCATAGATTAATTGCTATTATAGGTTCCGTCAATAAGTAATTTTCCTCCCTCTTGTAGGGCTACATCATTAATCTGCATACCGTCATACTCCAACTGTTTCTTAATTTCAATGAGAGCTTCAGTATAGAGGTCATCAGCGAGCATTTGAGCAATACCCACACCTACTTCGGGGTGTTCTTTCCACTCTCCCTTCTCAGTAGTAAGGATAGCCTTTTGCTGTTGGTTATCAGAGTAATCTACCTCAAAATCACCCGTCGAAAGACGCAAATCATTGTTGTTGTCTATAAGTATATCTTTCATTAGGCTGTTTGCATTTGGTTTACACTGTTCACAATTCTCAAAAGCTCTTCTCTCAGTTGCGCCCCAAAGTTTTCTACACCCTCCCTCACAGAGGATACATATACCTTAGTGTCAGTGCCTAAGTTGCCTATCTGTATGTTGATATGGGTTTGACGTGTTCCTCCCGTTACAATATTGTCTTTAATTTTAGCTCCTTCACCCATCGTTGGTGTGGTGGCTTCTCCTGTTATAGGGCTTATTCCTGCAGGACTGCTTTCGGTTTTCATACCCAACTTGCCCATTAGGTCATCTTTTACACTCGAAATGCTTTTAAACTCTAAAGAATCCCACGCTTTGCCGAAGGCTTCTTTGGCTTTGGCTCCTGCCTCTCTTGCTTTCTTATAGCCCTCTGCTACCGATTTGGCACGTTCTTGCAAGTCGTTTTGTATTTGGCTTATCATCGCTTGGTTCTCTTTGCTATCGCCCAAGCCTACTGCTTCTTTAAATTTGTACCACGCCAACTTACAAAGGTCTACTCCTGCCATAAAAGCGTTGATAGCTGTGTTCCAATATGCCTTAAATCCAAGTATAAAAGCCTCCCACAGATACTTCATTCCTTGTACGGTGTTATCCCACGCTTTACCCCAACCGCTTACACCCACAATGCAATAGGTGATAATAGCAATAAGAGCAATAATACCCGCTATAATCCACGTTATAGGGTTTGCCAAAAAGGCGAGGTTTGTCTTTATCACTGCCCACGTGAGCCTATTTTGCCAAGCGGTAGCAATAGCTGTGTAGGTGTTGTGCAATATCAATGCGGTCGTGAATATACCTATAGCACCTGCAATAAGCCAAATAACGGGGTTCCCTTCTTGGAATTTCTGAATAAGCCACCCAATACCCTGGCCTATGCTTGAGAAGACTGCCGACATAAACTCTACCAAGGGACCAAGCATAGGGCTAATAGCTTCATATACTTTTAAAGCAAGTTCAGTAATGGAGTCCATCATTTTGTTAAACTTACCGCTGAGAGTTTCTCCCGCTTTCTCTGCGCCTTGATAGAAAAGTCCTTGTTTGTCGGTTGCCCATTCAAAGGCTTGTGCCAACTCTTGAGCTGAGATACCTCCTTGGCTCATTCGCTCTTTAAGTTGCGCCATACTTTCCCCCGTGCGTTCACTTATCACCTGCAAGGGGTTGAAGCCCGCGTTTATCATCTGCATTAAGTCTTGCCCTTGTAGCTTGCCTGCCGAAGTAGCCTGCGCAAAAGCAAGCGATAAGCTCTTCATCTTTTGGGCATCACCCATTGCGATGTCGCCTATGTTTTTGAGCTTGCCAAAAGCAAACTCAGAGGAGAGCCCGAAGGACATCATTGTCTTCTGCGCTTCAATAAGTCCTTGCTTGTCGTAAGGCGTTTTTACGCCATAATCGGAGAGCTGAGCATATAAGGCTTTGGCTTTTTCTACATCACCACGAAGCAAAGTAGTAATATTGGCTTGTTGTAGGTCAGCTTCCATACCCTTTTTGATGCTTCCTCCTATCACAGCTCCCGTCAATATTAGGGGGTTCGTAGCTATCCCAGGCAGACTGTTCAAAGCATCCGAAAACCACGTTTTAAGTCTACTTCCATTGAGAGTTTGTAGCTTAGTAACACTGCGCTCTAACTTATTAATCTCACTGTTGTACTTACGAATAGCCGAAAGGCTACCTATAGGCAACAAATCTCGCTCGGCTTTGAGTAAGGCTATTTTCTGTTGCAAAGTATGTACAGACGTGCCCATTTGGGCAAAGCCACGAGAGACTTTTTTCTGTACATTCTCTAATTCGGCAAATTTTTCTAATATTGTATCGTTATTTATGCCAATTTTTTGTAACTTTGCACTGACAAAGTCTTTAAGCGTTAATGTATATTCTAAAATATTTGCCACAATGAAAGTCTTATTAATTTTCTTTAACCTACTTGCCTCTATTGGCTTATTGCTACTTATTAGTGCGGGGTTGTTCTATGGGATTGCTCTCCTTGGTGTGCCTTTCTATGCTACCTATAGGGCTTTTACCGAGAAAGAGCCTACCACTAAAAGGAGATACACCACCACAGCTATTGCAAGTGCAGTTTTCTTTTTCCTTATAGCGATACTTGCCCTTATGCTCTCCAAAGGAGCCGAACAAGCAAGAGAACGTGAAAGACTACAACAAACTACCTATACTACTTGTATTGTTCCGCCTCTTTCTGCCTAAGCCACTCTAATTCTTTCACTCTCATAGCCCACTGGGTATCGGAGAGGGTGTCGGGATTGGCAATGTGCATATAGTAACGCAAGGAAGCGTTAGTGATACGAAGCCAATCCCTTTCCTCTTCAATCTCCGCATCACTTAGAGCTTTTCCAAGGTAGCCTCTTTAATCTGTATAAGGTCGGGCAGTTTGCTACTGGCGGCGAGAAACAGCGTGTCGTCTGTTTTAATCTCCTCATCACCTCCAAGCCAACAGTTATTGAGCACCACTTCGTTAAACTTCAGCGGGTCCTTGGTTGCCAAAGTAGAGGCATAGCTAAGGGTTTGTCGGTCGGGCGTACGCAAATACGCTTTTTTGCCCTCAATATTCAGCACATAAACATCGCCGTACTGCTTTTTCCATTCTTGTATTTGTTGTTTAGTTACGTTCATTTTAAACTGCTTTTAAAAGGTTTTTAAATTGCCTGCGGGTGCTACCCGCCCCGTGTGGCTCACACTTGTCTCTTTACATCTGTAAAGAGGATAGGGAGCTCTATAATCATATTCTTATCGCCTTGCTTCATTCCCTTTTTCACTTCGGTAAATTCCACGTGCTTGAGAATATCGGTGACTATCTGTCCGCCGTCCAAGGGCACGTAGGAAGCGACAAGGTCAAAGCTAAGCCCAAGTATATCGTTGTTGGGCGCATCGCGTGTCATTGCCTCAAGCTCGCTTTGCCAAAGGCTAACTTTGCCTTCAAAGCTACGGTTGCCTGACACAATTCCGTGAGGTTTGCACCCACGCCCATAAAGCAAGTCTTTCTCACGCTTTTCGGTATATTCCAGCTCCGTAACTCCTATGAGGATACGCCCAGCAAAAGCGATAGAGAGTTCACACCACGCATATTGTTTACTGTTGAATGTTGCCATTTTTTCTAATGATTAATAATTAATTATCAATGGTTAATTACCTTACGGGGTAACTGTTGTAGTAAAGCCAATATTTACTTCTATAAAGTCGGCATAACCTACAGGTAACAGTTTGATACCTATCACCACTTTACCCGTTTGTAGAACGCGCTGGGTGGGGTCTATATCAATCTTTACAGCCGAAAGCTCACCTTGTGAGACCATTTGGCTTTGCAGGGTACTCTCAAGTTTGGTTTGCCAACCTTTGATAATAGCAGGGTGAATACTGCCGTCTTCAGATAGTAACACCTCGTCGCTGAGTTCCTCTACCAGCACCCCATAACTTAGGAGCATTGCCTTGTCCATAACCAAGCCGTTACTAAGGCTCTTAAAGTCGTCGGTGGGCTTGGTAAGGGTATTATCGCCCGAAAAGTAGTATCCCGAACGCCCTACAAAGGTGCGAAAGAAGATATACCCTTTGTCGTCTATTGCGTCCCATTGGTCGGCTTTGCTGTCGATAGTGGTGCCGTCGGTAAAGTATGCTACCAGGGGTAATACGCTGCCGTCCTTCACGCGGTGAATTTTACGCTGTACGGGTATTTTGGTTATTTTGCCTAAAAACAAACCAACTGATGCTTCTTTCTCCTTATCATCATTTCCAATAAAACAAGCTACTTTGTTGAGTTCGTTTTCGGAGAAATTAGTAAGGTCGGCTACTTTGCCGTTCCAACTGTTGCCCGACACGACTATCCTAAAAGGCATATACTTCTTTTCAAAGTGCTGGGCAAGGGCTTGCCCTTTCACTACGGCTGTCTGCACATCGGCGTCTAAGCCTGCGGTGATGGTCTCACTACCAGTTGCTTTTTTTACTACCCCAAGCACGCGGATAGCTCCTTTGGCATCAGCTATGAGAGTTGGGGCAAAAGCACCGTCTTTGTCGAGCATTGCCGTCATAGTAGTGGCATCTGATACGAGCATTACCCATAGAGGGGTACTCGTAGGGGCTTGGTCATAAAACGCTTTGATATGCTTGTAGGCAAAGGCGTTTTCAGTTTCTGAAATTCCCAAAGCTATGGCTTCTTTTAGTGAGAATACTTGGTAGGACTTGCCCAATTCTACTTTATTGCTCACCGTAACTCCCGTTGTGATAAGCCCAGTAGTTTTTTGTATAGCCGTAGTTCTGCCTAAGCCGTCTTTGGCAATATTGAATAATACTTTAGGTAATGCCATTATTTTTTAGGTTTAAAAAAGTTGAATTTTGAAGTATCTGTTACAGTCTCACCTTCAGAGTCTGATTGTTCAGTTTTGTCTGGTGTTTCTGTTACTACTTTATCTTCTACCTCATTAGTATAGCTATCTACTGTGCTATCCTCTAAGGTTTGTGAGTGGTTTTGCGCATCTTTCTTTAGTAAAAAGAGGAAGCCATCGGAGGTAGCAAAGAGCTCTTTTGTCGCTTTATTTTCCTCAAAATATTGTTTTGCTTTTTCTGCTGTTGTCATTGTATTCTATTTTTAAAGTTAATATAGGAGTAGGGTGAGGTATGGATACCATTGAACTCGTCCGCTCACCCTACTATATATTCCTATAAGATAGCTCCTAAATATTTAGGGTTCTTGGCGCGGATAACCCCTACTAAGGCACGTTGTGCGAAGGAAATAGTATCAGCTTGTAACCCAGAGTCACGTAGGGTAGCATACATCTCTACATCGCCGAAACAACGGAATACCTCGTCGGTAACCCATACGATAGACGATTGTTTGTCGTCGGTGTCTTTGGTTGCCCCGAAAGGTTTCTTTTCGCCAGTTTTAGTGTAGAGGGGTGTTTGGTTGTAACGGAACACCTTAATGCCGTACATTTGGTTTTCGTTCATAATATCCTTGTAGAGGCGTTTATCCTCTTTGCGGATACGTGCAAAGTGGTCGGCATTGAGGCAGATGTTAATACCGTCGTAGATGTCTTTGCCTTCCAAAAAAGACTTGATGTCGATGATAGCGTCAATCACCGAGTCGGAAGCGGCGAGGTTGCACACCTTGTTCCAAGCATCGTCCTTTTTCGGAGCCCACGCGTAGGCGGCACGCTTGCCGATGTTCTTAGCCAGTGATACGCGGTGGCGTTGTATCACGCTGGAGCGTTTGTCGTAAGCAAGCTCAATTTCCTGCAATTGGCGGTGACGTGTTTGCTCAGTAGAGTAAGTGTGTAACACTACCTCGTTAGCTATATCGGCAATGTCGGCAACAGGTAGTGGGTTATTAGCTGTGGCAAAATAGTCTTCGTGTACAGGAGGCTCCACGCCTGCTTCGGCAAGGTGTAGCTTGTTATGTTCTACGTATTGCGACAAGTCCACGCTCTGATAAACAAACGAATTATTAGGGATAGGGTTTTCTTTAATGCCTGCTATCCATACTTCGGTTTGAAGCCCTTCCATTGCAATACCCTTAAAGAGTTCTGGGGCTATGTACTGGGCTACGGTGGAAGTTGCCACGATAGTTGTAGCCACCAAGGGTACTGAGGCACCCAAAGCTGGGGCGATAAAAAGGGAGGCAAGGAATGCCAAAACCACATTAATACATAATGCTTTTAGTGATAATTTCATACTGTTTTAAATTGTTTTTAAAGGGTTATTAAATTACTTTTCGGTGTAGCGTACCCCATTGGCGTACTCTTTAGCTAAGCGGGTATACTCTTCGGGTTCTTTGTCTCGGATAGCTCGGAGCTTTTCGGGGTTTTTCTTTTGCAAGTAGTCAAAGCTCTCATCGGCTGTACCTGTTGGTTTTGCTCCTATCCCCAACACTACCTCACGTACTGTGTTAGCCTTCCCTTGCTGTGTATTTTCAGCTTCTTTGTCGGCTACAAGTTTAGAGAGTACGGCTTTTTGTCCATCAAAATCTGCTTCAAACTGCTTTAGTTGACTTTTTTTGAGAGCTTCCGGAATAAGTCCTAAGCTAATAGCTTTGTCTACTAAGGTAGTAGCTTCGGCGGTGCGAGTGTCGCTAATAGTCTTTTTCAAAGCTACTATTTCAGCTTCTGCATTTTCTTTGGCGGTTTTTAGATTATGTAAGGCACTTAGTACTGCCTCTTCTTTCACATTCTCGCCCATACCAAGGGCAAGGGCTATCACTTTAATATCCATATTGTTTGATGTATTATTAGTTACTATTTTTTTGAGTTGAAAAGGTTTGCCATCTTTCGAGAGCTTCAAAGCGTTGTCGTTGCCTCCTATATCAACAATGGAGATTTCCACAAGCTTGCAAGCGGTTACAGTCTCATAGACTTGTCCTTCTAAAATATGTTGTGGTTCGGTAGATACTTCTTTTATTTCTGCAAACATAGAAGCCATACGTATATAGCCACGTTCCACCTTCCCTGCTATCTTCTTAGCAAAATCGTCTTGTTCGTCAAACTCTACTTCGGCTATAAGGGTAGTCCCTTCTTTGTAGAGCCTCGTACAACGCCCAATGACTTCACTACCCTTATAGGCATTAACACCTCTTTCGTGCATAAAGAGTACGACAGGGTTGCGCATATATTGTTTGTAGTCAATACCATCAGTAAGGATACGGTAACCGTAGCTGTTTACATTTTCGGTATTGATGATAAATTGGTGTTTCATTAGCAAATAGGTGTTAGTTCATCTTATAATTCTGGTGCAAAAGTCAGCAGGTTTTTGCCGATATAAAAATTGGTATCCAAAATTTGGGCTTATTTGCCCCAAATTTTGTACTGATTTACCCCAATTTTTGGACAGTAATTTCATTGGCTACTTTATATGTATGACCTTTGCACTGATAAAAACAGAGTACACAATGGAATTTGACCTCAAAGAACTTACTGCACGAGCATTTTTGGACTATGTAGGTCCAGCATTCCCCTCGTGGTGGGCTAATAATAAAAAGAAATATGTACTACCGAGTCTCTCCAATATTAGTGAAGCGCGTAGCAATGGTAGCCAATACTTTATGACCTTTAAGGTTGCCGATAAAGCAGGCGTACAAACGCTCTTCCCTAATGAACCTTTGGTGAGCTTTTCACTCACTAAAACCATTGTAGAGACAGCAACCGTAGGTAAGCACCGCAGGGGCAAGGTAAAGGAGTACATAGCCACTGAAGATTGGCAAATTACTATCAAGGGACTTTGCATAGACACTAACAACCCCGACTTGTACCCTACTGCACAAGTGCAAAGCCTTAACCGTTTGTTTGAAAAGAATGAGAGTTTGGAGGTAGTGGGCAACAAACTCTTTACCCTCTTTGATATTCGTAACATTGTTTTGAAAGATATTAGCTTTGAAGCGATGGAGGGCAAGGAGGGGATACAAAAGTATACCATCAAAGCGGTGTCGGATATGGACTTCTATGCCGAGTTAGACGAAAAACGAACCCAACTTAACAACTTATACTAATGTTTGTATTACAAGCAATTATCAAAATAGGGGATTACACCTTCAAGGCTGTACATAGTGTGAAAATTACCAAATCGGTAGACGAATTAGCCGACACCTGTACGATTGAACTGCCAACCCATTTTAAAGTAGCTAAAGGAGGTGATAGCCTCTATACGGAAAAGGCTATCAAAGCAGGCGATAAGGTGAGCATTACTCTTGCTTATGAAGGGGTGTATAGCGGAGTGGAGTTTGAAGGCTATGTAAAGAAGGTCAAGCCAAGCACTCCCGTAAGCATAGAATGTGAAGACGCTATGTATTTGCTTAGACGAAAAAACATCAACAAATCGTGGCAAAAGACAAGCCTTAAAGAAGTATTGCAGAAGGTAGTGAAAGACACTCCTATTGCCTTGGCTGATAATATACCTCAAATGCAGTTGGACCAATGGCTTATTCGCAACGCCAATGGTACGCAGGTATTGGAAAAGCTCAAAGAGGAGTTTCGCCTAAGTGTGTTTATCAACGATGAGGGCAAGCTATACGCGGGGCTTTCGGAGCTTACCAATATAGGACAAACAGCACGTTATGACCTTAATTATAACATCGTGACGAACGACTTGGAATATCGTACCAAGGACGAACGTAGACTAAAAATACGATATACCTACATAGATAAGAACAACAAAAAGAAAACTGTAGAAGAGGGCGACCCTGATGGCGAGTTAAGAACCTTTCACACCTCTGTGGTGAGCGATGAGGCTAAGCTACGAGATATGGCAAGAGCGGAAATGGAAAAGCTAAAGTATGACGGCTTTGACGGCTCTATAACGAGTTTCTTAGTTCCCTATGCCACACGTGGTATGCAGGCACATATTATTGACAAAGAACTGAAAGACATAGACGAGCGTTACTTCATTAAGAAGGTAGAAACTACCTTTGGGCGTAATGGGGCACGCCGACAAGTAACCATAGGAGCAAGATTATGAGTATAGATAGAGAATTAGCAGAAGGGCTTAGGCAGATAGGCAAACGCAAAACTCCCACCATAGCCGTAGAAGTGGTATCAGTAGACAAAGCGCAAGGCACGTGCGTGGTGAAAGACGATGAGCTACAATATACGGTACGACTCGCTTCGGTGATTAACGATAATGTTGAGCGGTTTTACCTTTTCCCAAAGGTAGGAAGTAGCGTATTGATTGCTTCTATTGGGGAGGACGAAAACCGCTACTATGTGGTAGCTTATAGTGAGATTGAGAGCGTGAGCCTACGGATAGAAGAGACTGAGCTTACCATAGACAAAGCGGGGGTACATCTGCAACGCGGGGAAGTAGATTTTAAAAGTCTTTTAAACGAACTTTTAAATGAGCTTAAAACAGCTATCATACAAACCCCCGCAGGAGTTGGTAACTTCGCCCCTAACAATGTGGCGAAGGTTGAAGCGATCAAAAATAATATCAACAAATTATTACAA